CGCGTTTTTTTTTTTTTTTTTTTTTTACTTGTAAGTTGTGTTCGCGAAAGTAGCTACTCACAGCTCAGGTATTGGCATTTGTCGGTCTAAAGGTCGTGCCTTAGAAGTGCCTCGATTGTTTGTCCACCGATTTTTGTCACAGGGGGTGGCGTTTTCGTAACATGTTTTCCTCTTTTGTCAATGTATGTGTAGCCGTCAAGCCACGCAATACATCCGGCGGATACACGTCCATATTCGTACATGAGGTCCTCGAGACCGACCCCGTATACTCCCTGAAGAAAATCCGAGAATGAATTTTCATCAATGCAATCTGCTTCTTCCACCTTTCGCACGATCTGCTCCACTCCCCCCATTTCGTTGAGTTTAGTTAATCTCTCATCAAAATAGGGCTTCTCGCTCATAAGGCGAGCGGATTCCAGCAAATGTTTACTCAGCATGGGCACGAACCGGTGTTCATACGCGGCAGAATAATACTTCCCTGCCATGTACTCTCGGTCACCAACGCTCGTATTGAGGTTGGCTCTCACGTTCAGCTTAGCCAGAACGCGCCCAAACTGGGGCACTGGACGAGTTTTTCTTATATCAGATACATAGCGCTTCCTATAAAAAGTGCCATGTGCCCGGGTTAGAGGTACTGCTACCTTGGCCTTCATCCCAACTGATGACACGGCCGAGGGAATATGCTCTTTCATTGGAGCAATATCCTCTGCCCGGTAAATCCCGAGAAAATCGTCCCCCCCATGCACTTGTACGCTTTCCTTGACGTTGGCGTTCCACGCCGCTGCCAGGATTAAAGCCATTCCCACATATGAGTTGCCAGGAGTGGTGGACGTCTCGCCCGACCATCTCCCGCCCTTAACAGTGGCCTCGATCCCATATCGAGTCCACACTCTAACAGATGTGTTCTTTGCGAATTCCCTCACGTACCACATGGGTGCTCCCATCTTTGCATAAAACATCGCTTCTGGCCTGCGAAGTTCTGCACCTTGACTCCCATCGTTGTTCTCCATGTCACTCTCAAGTGCCTCACCAGGCGTTGAATGTATAATATCGCCGAGTTCCTCACCGGAGACTCCACACGCGAATATCACAACATTGCCAGTGTTCATTGGATTTCTCTTGCTGAACACTTCTTTCATTCTACGTTGCAGCTCAACTGCTACGCATCCCGTCAGGAGATTGTACATATCTGTACCCTGATAAACAACCCTGGGCTGGGCTTGGTGATCCTTGAGAAGGACTTCTTGTTTTGCGAACACATGTTTACTGTCTCCATCAAACTTGTATTCTCCGCTCTCAAAAGCGCGGAGGAGCTTCTCTGCCTTGGCTGGTGAACAAGTGCTCATGTACTTGTCAATCAATTCTTTATCCACCCTGATAGTATCAAGTTGTGGAACTTTTTCCATTAGAAGCTTGTGACCCAGGTTGAAATTGGTAATGTCAGGGACACTAGGCGCGTAATCACAACGCTTCTTCATGGCATGTGCA